ATAGCGATATTGACTTACTCATGAACGTAAGGAAATACCGCTATTTTGATTTTTATTTAAAAGAAAGAGGAAAAAATGGGAAAAGTAAAATTTGGACTACGTGATTTTCAGTACGCCGTACTAGGCGAAGATGATAATGTTGCAACGAAAAAAGGTGGTATTAAAAAACTACCTGGAATGAAATCTGCAAAACTCGATATTACCAATGAATTGGTTACCGTTTCGGCAGATGATGGGCCTTATGTAGTGCTTTCGGGAGGAATCACCGAAACAAAACTAGAAATTGAAGTACTCGATCTTACAACCGATGCACGTAAGGACTTTTTCGGCATTAAAGTGGCGGCAGGTGTTGAAAAATATAACAAAAACTTGACACCTAATAATGTAGCCTGCATTTTTAGAACAAGTGATGAGAACGGGAAGGCTATTTGGGTAGGACTGCTTAAAGGTAAATTTAATTTACCTGGCATGGAAACTCAAACAAAAGAAGGATCTCCTAACCCCAAAGCTGATACCGTAACAGGTAACTTTGTGTCTCGTGGCACCGATGGAGACGTGCTTGTTATTGGAAGAGAAGAAAGTCATGAATTTAATTATGAAGCTTTTGCAGGATTTGTTTTTGCTGGTGCGACAGATATTAAAAAAGGCGAAAACTTCGAAATGTAACAATCAGGTTGGATTTTAAATCCAACCTTTTATTTTTGATAAGGAGTAGATATGTACGAAATTACCTTAAAAAAAGGTGGTGTAGATAAAGTTTTTTCAAAAGACTTTATTAACGTTGAGGATAATTTGTTGGCTGTTGAGCATCAAGTTAGACAAAGCGCTGTGTTTAGCGATGAGAAAAGACGCTTAGATTCTAAAGCGCATAGAAAACTTAACGAATCTTACTTGCAAATGTTTGTTGATATGTACGCAGGTCAATTTACAGTCGATGATTTAAAGCAATCTGACATGAGTGTTTTAAATACACTTAATGACCTGTACATTGCAGCACTCGGTGGAGAGCAAGAGGAAGACGAAAGCGAAAAAAAGGAACAATAACCCCACAAGAGGCTAAAGAAAACTTACTCTTGTGGATACAGAGCCTTTTGAAAAACGGTTATACCATTTTAGATATTAAAAAAATGCGCTTATCTGATATTGAATTGATGGTACAAGCGCTAGAAATTGAAACTGTCGAAAAAGAAGAAGTGATTGAAACGACCTTGGATAAGGCATTCCCATTCCTTTTCGGCTAGAAAGGAGGCTAAATGGGGAATATAGGTGATTTAGTAGCAACGGCTACACTAGACATATCACCATTTATGTCAAACACAAGAAACCTAAAAACCTACATGAAAGGCTTAGACAACTCGTTAAAAGCTGTTGAAAAGAGTTTTCAAGGGCATGGCGGGCGGATTAAAGGTCTTAAAGCGGTCTATGCTGAAACAGGTAGTGCATTAAAAGGTTACCAAGAATTACTAAAAACTCAGTCACAAAAATATAGCGACCTAAAAAAAGAGATAGGCGATGTTAATAACGCTACTGCTGAGCAAAAGCAAAAATTGATTGGCGCTAAATCAGCCATGTTGGAGACTGCTGCGAAAGTCACAGAATTGCAAAACAGATTACGAGCGTTAGCCACTGAAACTAGCGTTTTTACAAGATTTGGTAAAGCTGCTGAAAAAATCGGCGGCAAGATGAAATCATTAGGTGATTCTGTAGCAGGAGTTGGTGCTGCATTTACGAGAGGAGTTACCGCTCCTATTGTAGCGGGCGCTGGTTATGCTATTAAAGCAGCTGTTGACTATGAAACTGCGTTTGCCGGTGTTAAAAAAACAGTTGATGAGACGGCGACAGTATCCTATGCTAAGTTGTCGCAAGGCATTAGGCAAATGGCTAAAGAGTTGCCAGCCAGCGCGGTAGAAATCGCTCACGTTGCAGAGGCGGCAGGTCAATTAGGGATTAAAACAGGTGATATCCTTAGTTTTTCTCGTACAATGATTGATTTAGGAGAATCCACTAATCTATCCGCAGAAGAAGCTGCATCATCTATTGCGAAAATCGCAAACATTACAGGACTAACGTCAAAGGAATATTCTAGATTTGGTAGCTCTGTTGTTGCCTTAGGTAATAACTTTGCGACAACTGAAAGAGATATTGTTGCGATGACAAACCGTATCGCCGCATCTGGTAAACTTGCCGGCTTAACTAATCAAGAAATGTTAGCGTTGGCAACTGCTATGTCAAGCGTCGGTATCGAGGCAGAAGCTGGTGGTACTGCTATGACTCAAACATTATCAGCAATTGAAACTGCTGTTATTAATGGTGGAGAAGATTTAACAAAATTTGCTCAAATTGCCAATATGTCATCCGCTGATTTTGCAAGAGCGTGGAAAGAGAAGCCAATTGTTGCATTGCAAGAGTTTATTAAGGGGCTTGGTCAACTTGATAAAAAAGGTGAAAGTGCTACAAAAGTGCTTGATGAACTCGGTTTAAGTGGTATCCGCCAGTCTAACATGTTGAAATCTTTAGGATTAGCATCTGAGACTTTAGGCAAGGCTCTTGGAATCTCTAACAAAGCTTGGCAAGAAAACACTGCTTTAACTGACGAAGCTAATAAGCGCTATGAGACAACAGAGTCTAAGCTAAAAATGCTTAAGAATGAAGTTAATGATGTAGCTATTGAATTTGGTGGCCCTTTGGTTGACGCTCTAAGAAATGGGCTCGAAGCAGGAAAACCAATTATTCAAATGGCAGCAGATTTAGCCAAGCAATTTAACTCGCTTGACAAAGAGCAACAACAGCAGATTATCAAGTGGGGACTTATTGCTGCCGCCGCTGGTCCAGCTTTGTCTATCTTTGGTAAAGGTGTTGGCATTATTGGCAGTACTATTCAAGGCATTGGGAAAATGAGTCAAGGTTTAGGAGCGTTGTCAGGCTGGTTGCGCACTTTTAAAACTGGAGCGGCAGCAGCTAGTGCAGGAGCCGAAGCTGCCACAGCTTCTATGGGCGGAATGGCTGGCGCGGTTGCCTTATTAAGCAACCCAGTAACGTGGGGTGTTTTGCTAGGTGGGGCAGCCATTGTGGGTATAGGTTTAATTGCTGATAGCATGTATAAAGCCCAAAAACGCACAGAAGAGTGGGGAACCGCTGTTTCCGCGACAGAAGCAAATGCACTAAGTAACTTTAAGAAAAAAGTTGACGAAACTAACACTTCGTTGCAAATGTTCGAGGCAGGCGCAGGTAGCGTTAAGAAAGTGACTGAAGCTTTTGATGATTTGGTCGGAAGTATTGAAAAGTTAGCTCAATCAAAATTAGATAAGAATATAAACTTAGCTAAAAAATTAGGATTATCAGAAGAAACCATAAATGCTTTGAAATCCAAAACTGAATCAGTGGTTAACAATGTTAAAAGCATGAATACCCAGATTAAAGCAATCATGGAGAAACACAACGGTGACATGAGCCAGTTGTCAAGCGCTGAAAAAGAACTTGTTTTGCGAAATCAAAGAGAAATGATTACCGCTCAACTTGATTTAATGAAGTTCTCTGCATCAGAAAAGAAAGCTTTAACAGCAGCTTTGAATAACGAATTAGATGCCCTCAACGCAAGACAGTTGGAAAAAGTATCCGAAAACACCGTTAAGATGCTTGATAAAGAAAATTCTGCTTACAAAACAAAAAAAGCAGAATTAAAAGAAATTTTAAAGCAATTTGGAAGCGATACTAGCAAGCTAAGCGCTGAAGAATTGGCTGCTAGACAGGAAGTTTTGAATAGACTTACTGAGTTAAATATGCAGCACAACCTAAAAACCAAAGCTTTGAACGATCAGTACCTTGCTATCCAGAGGGAGCGTGTCCAACGGTTAAAAGAATCTGGCAAGAGTCAAGAAGAAATCCACCAAGGGATTAGCCAAATGGCATCAGACATGGCTCAGAAGCTTGGTATTAGCTATGACGATGCTTACCGTAAACTAGCTTATTATACTGAGAAATCTGGTGAAACGTTGAAAGTTTTGTCGCGTAATACGGCTAATGCTACGGCGGAAGTAGCAGCAGCTAACGCTCAGTGGGATAGCTTGTTTACGAGCGATAATCCACAACAAAGCCTAAACGAATTGTTATCGACCGCAGAAGGCTGGAACAGTTTTGAAATCATGGTTAAGAATGCCGACGTTGAACCGACAGGTAGAGCCGCACTTGCTGAAATGTTGGTAGCTGGTGGCCAATGGGAAAACATGACGTTAGAGCAGAAGAAGTTGGTTGTTGATGGTCAACAAGCGATGATTGAAATCTTTGATAGCAAGGAGTTATTAGCGCAGTGGCAAGCATTGACGCCAGAAGAAAAGGTTTTGCTAGCGAAAAACTTAACACAAGAACCAACTATGTCGGCTCAACAAGCCCTTGACAGTGTCAAGCAAACAGTACCTGCTGATGTTAACGCAAGTGATAAAACAGCAGGCGAAACTCAATCAGCACAAAACAAGATTGACAATGTTAAACAACGAGTTCCAGCTGATGTGAAAGCATCGGATAAGACTGGACCAGATGTAGCAAGTGCTGACAGGGCTGTCAATAGTCCTAAACAAAAAAGTCCAGCTGTTATCAGAGCCCAAGATAATGCTAGCGGTGTTGCAGAAGGTGTTATAGGTGCATTGGCTAGAATCCCAAGAAGTGTTACAACAACCATTACAACGTTTGTCCGTAAGATTTTTGGACATGAAAAAGGGACTGATTTCCACCCCGGCGGGTTAGCTATGGTCAATGACCAAAAAGGGCCGCTATACAAGGAGTTGGTCACTTTACCAACGGGTGAATCATTTATTCCAAGCGGACGAAATGTCATTCTTCCTTT